CGTGGGACTACGGCAGCGTGTTTACGGTCGCGACAGGCGAGACGCTCACGCTCGACTTTGGGTCGAACATATGGACTATGACCTAGCTCTGGTTGTAGCCGGTTTCTTGCCGGCTTTCAACTTGTTTTTCTTCCATCTCTCGAACGATATCCGTTTGATTTGCTCTGCTCGCGTTGCCCATCGACAGTTACTCGGCTTGTAGTCACCGTCATTGTTGATGCGATCGATGGTAAGTCCATCGGGCTTCTCGCCCATGTCGGCGAGAAAGTTTGAGAAGTCATGCCAGCGTTTGCAGACCTTGATGCCGCGGCCGCCATAGCGATGATACTCTTCTCGCCTGGGATCACGGCATCGACGGAGCATGTCGTACCAGGTTTCATAGGTGGGTGAGACGTTCCCTGCGGGAGAGTGTCCATGAGTAGTGCTGCGCTTGACTAATACTTCCAGTTTTAGACAGCCGCAGGACCGCGATCGGCCGTCACGGAGTACTGTGCCAATGACGATCTTTTCAGTCCCGCACTTGCAACGACAGCGCCAAAGCGTCGATTGTTTATGATCGACGCCGGCCTGTTCCAGAACAGTCCAATAGCCGAGCTTCTGACCAGTGAGTTCAATGATGTGCATGAACGTTTACATAGCATTTTGGAGCCAGCAAATCAAATGGTTTCGGCCATGAAACCCATTCGTCCGGAAACCCGCATCCTCGTTTGCAAAAGGCATCCGGTCGCAAAACTGCGCGGGCTAATTCCGCCCAGGTTTCTGGAAGCGCTCGAGCACAACCAGCAGATCAGTTCGTGCTGTCGCCATCCAGAAGACCACGACATCGAGGCGTTCAAGTCGCGCGCGGAAGAAACCGCGCCGGATATTTATGTGTTTCACTGCCGGTGCGGCAAACAGCACCGGCGGTTCTGCATCGGCGGCGGCGACGAGCGGCCGATGTGGGAAGTGGGATAGATGGCCCTCCCGGTCACCATTACCGGCATCTCGACGGCGGTCGCGCCGGTTGGGCCGTTCAAGGCGAGTGTGCCGACAACATACCTATCGCAAGCCACATCGGTCACCACTGCCAATATGGGCGGCGTTAATACTACTGCAAAGGCGGGTCAGTCATTTCTGGCCTCTGACAATTGGTCAGTAGAGTTTGTTACACTGGATTTGCTAAAAGTCGGCAGTCCAACTGATAACGTCATATGTGAGCTGTGGAGTACGTCCAGCAACCTGCCCTCGACGCTACTTGCTACCGCCACGAATACGATTGCAGGCGGCACCCTTACGGGAACAGCACAATCGGTTCAGTTTGTATTTAGTCCTGTGCAACTTGTTGCCGGGACGACTTATGCGATTGTAATAAATCGTTCTACCGGCCTTGATGCCAGCAATTATTATAGAACGTCTCTCACGACGGCGGACCCTTACGCTAGCGGCATCTCCCTTCGGTACAACAGCACTACGGGGACATGGGCATCAAGTGTCACCGACTGGAAGTTCTCTGTCGGAGGGTTCACTAACGCCTACTATTTCTTCGGTCGTGACGGTACCACGGCGACGACGCTGCAAGCGTACAAGTCCACCGCGCCGGATACGTCATGGGCCTCCATCGCCACCCGCACCGGCTTCACGACCGCCATCCTCAACATCGCTGGCTATCAGGTCGGTAACGTCATCCATCTGCTGGTGCAGGACGGCACGCTGGCGACAAGCGTCGCGACGAAATATCTGTCGTTTGATGCGGCGACCGACACATTCCTGACCACCACCGAGACCGTCGTTGCTGCGTCTAGCATCGCCGGACAGGCAACGTCGGGCTGGGGCTGTTCGCTGGTTTATCGTCCAACCGCCGGCGAAGTGGTTGCATTCTACAATACGACCGCGACCAACACATCGGGCACACCACGGTCGCGCTTGTCATATCGGCGGCGCACCGGCGTCAATACTTATCAGACGGCGGTTCAGGTCGATCCCAACACCGCCACCGAAAGCACGCAACCGATAGCGGTGCTGGGTGCGTCCGATCGCGTGCACCTGCTGTTTTTCAACGGCACCAACACGATGCAACGGCACCTCACCAGTGCCAACGTGCTGGGCACGGCGGCGTCCACAGGCGCGACGACTGCGGTTCAGGATGCCTGCAGCTATGACGACGCCGGCACGATCCGGCATGTCGGGTTTACAGCCGCGCAGAGTATTCGCTGGGCGAGCGCAGACAATCCGACCGTCACGGCGGCGACGGTCACGTTCGGCACGCCGGTGCGTGTCGCTGACGACGGTACGGATGTCTATGCGCTGTACCAGAACAGCGCGGACAGCGATCTCTACACCAAGAAATCAACCGACAACGGTGCGACGTTCGGCTCGGCAGTCAGCGCCTTTGTTGGCACCGTTACGGCTGCCGCCGCCAGTGTTTCCAAGAACCAACTGATTTACCAACGCGGCAATTTCGTTTTCCCATACCTGGTCAACGACGGCGGCAGCACTTGGAAATACAACGAATACACGGTTCGCTCAGTTTCGACCAACAAGACACTGGATGCGACGGTCGGTGCAAGCTATGCGGTCACCGGGGCCACCACGACGCTGCTGCTGCTGAAGCGCAAGATCGATGCCACGGCGACGACTGCCTACACACTCACTGGCACCGACGTCGCGATATCAAAGGCCGCGCCACCGAAGCGGCTGACCGCGGATCCTGGCAGCTATCTTCTCACCGGCGCCTCCACGACCACCATCCTGCGCCGCGCCAGGATCGATGCGACGGCAGCAAGCTATGCCCTGACCGGCGCGTCGACCACCACTGCCCTGCACAAGTCGAAGATCGACGCTACAGTCGGCGGTACCTATGCGCTGACCGGCACCCCTGCCAGCCTGCTGCACAAATACCGGCCGCAGGCCCTCGGCGGCAGTTACCTGCTCACCGGCACCGACGCGGCGCTGACAAAGACCGCGGCGCTGGTCAACAAGACGCTGCCGGCTGGCGCGGCGTCCTATGCGCTGACCGGCACCGATGCGGCTGTCATCAAGCGGGTGTTCAAGCGGCTGACGGCTGACGGTGCCAGCTATGCGGTCACGGGCGCGGCGACATCGGCCGTCCTGGTCAAGCGGAAACTGACCGCCGACGCCGGCACCTACGCACTCACCGGCACTGCGGCGACGCCATGGCACGGCTATAGGGTTATTGCGGGTGCCTCGAGTTACGCGCTGACCGGCAACGCGACGGCCGTCCTGCTGCATCGGTGGAAGGTCGCGGCGACAGGCGGAAGCTACAGCCTGGTCGGCAATTCCGCGACGTTCCTCATCCACAAGGACATTGTGAGCGCGGCACCCGGCGTCTATGCGCTCACCGGAGCCGTTGTCAATTTCCAGATCCGTTCCGACAAGTTCGTGTCGGCGGCGAGCGGCGTCTATGCACTGACCGGCACGCCGGCGGGTGTGCGGAAGACCTGGAAGCATGCCGCGACCGCCGGAAGCTATGCCCTCACCGGCAATCCAGCGACGGCGCTGACCAAGCTATCGCAACGGACGTTGGCGGCCGCGAGTGGAAGTTATGCCCTCAGCGGCACCGCCGCCTCGGTCCTGCATCGCTGGAAGACCGCGGCGCTCGGCAGTTCCTATGCCCTGACCGGCTCGCCTGCCACCGTCGTCCATCGCTTCAAGATCGCGGCGGCCTCGGCCAGCTACAGCCTGACCGGCACAGTCGCCACCGTCACCAAGGTTGCCGCCAGGACGGTCACAGCGGCCCCTGGGGCCTATGCGCTGACCGGTGCGACTGCATCCACCCTGCACCGCGCCAAGCTACCAGCGACCGCCGGCAGCTATTCCCTGACCGGTTCGCCGGCCACCGTCCGATACGGCTACAAGGTTCCGGCAGGTGCCAGCAGCTACGCGCTGACAGGTGCTGCGGCTACCTTCCCCAGGACCAGGCGGCTCATCGCAACGGGTGGCACTTATGCCCTGACCGGCAAGCCGGCGCTGGTGCTGTACCGCTGGACCTTCCCCGCGGCCGGCAGCTCCTACACCATCACCGGCACGCCGGCCACGCTGCAGCGCGCGAAGAAGGTGCAGGCGGCGGCCACGTCCTATGCCCTGACCGGCAGCGTTGCCTACGTCACCCAAGTCCGCCTGCTGTTCCTGGAAGCGGAAACCGCCAGCTATCGCCTGACCGGCAACGTCGCGCGGATCTTCGGCGGCGAGTGGGGGATCTCGGATCGCACCGTTCTCGCGGTGGCGGAGGATCGCAGGGTCGCGGTGGTGGCCGAGACCCGCAGCGTGAATGCGGTGGCCGAAACCCGCCTGGTGCGCGTGCTGGCGGAACTGCGATCAGTGTCCGCGCCCGAGGAATTCAGGACGATACAAGCAAGAGGAGAGAACCATGGCGTTTCCACAATGGCCACCCAAGGACCCCGACGAGGTCCTCGACTACAACATCGACTGGTCGCCCCGGCTGACTAGCCCAGACGTGATCTCGGCGTCGGAATGGATCGTGCCCGCTGGCCTGGTGGTCGAGAACGAGATCATGACGGACAATTCCACCACGATCTGGCTGTCGTCAGGCACGCTTGCCGATGCCTATGACGTGCTCAACCGGGTCGACACCATGGAGGGCCGCACCATGGACCAGACGGTGACGCTGAAGATCAAAACGAAATGAGCAACTGACATGACCGACGACGAAGACAGGTATGTCACAATCTCGGTGACGAAGAAAAAGCCGGACAAGCCCGGCAAGCCAGACAAGCCGCCGATCGAGCCGCCGGAGGAAATCATCGAGCCACCGCCGGTCGCCGCCACCGGCTGGTCGCGGGTTCCGCTCGGTCCCGGCGGGTTTATCTCCGGCGTCGAGATCCATCCCTCCGGCACCATGATCTGCCGGATGGATACCTCCGGCGGCTACCGCCGGGACGCCGAGGCCGGTCGCTGGGTCATGATGGTGACGACCGACAGCATGCCGGCCGACGTCACCACCCCCGGCTACGGCACCAACTGCGGCGCCTACGCCATTGCGATCGCGCCCAGCGACGGCAACCGCGTCTACATGGCCTGGCAGCATCTGACGCAGTACCTGGTGATGCGCAGCGATGACGGCGGGGTGACGTTCCAGCACACCGGCTACGTTGCGGGCTCGGACTACGACTGGGACGGCAACGGGCCGAGCCGTGCCGCCAACAAGCGCATGGCGGTCGATCCCAACGACGCCGACCTGGTCATCCTTGGCACCAACAGTGGCGTCAAGTGCTCCAGGGACGGCGGCGCGACGTGGACGACCCTCAGCATCCCCGCATCGCCAAAGCCCGCGCAGGGCTATCTGGTCGCCATCGATCCCCTCGGCATCATGTACGTCATGGCCTCGGGGATCGGGGTCTATCTCTCGGCTAATGCCGGCGACAGCTGGCAGCTGGCGGCGCCTGATGGTCCACTATCGGCGCAGCAGATGATCGTCACCCGCAATGGCCGGGTGATGTCGGTGATCGACTACAGCTACGCCAACGAGCTCTACGCGCCGGTCAGCATCCTCGAGGACGGGCAATGGCGCACGGTGCAGCCGGATCCGGTGCCGCATGCCATTCTTGGCGGCATTGCGGTCGACCCCGACGACGACAACCACATCGTGGTGGTCGACAACGAGGGCAACGTCTCATCCTCGTTCGATGGTGGCGTGACGTGGAGCGGCTTTGCCGGACACCACTACAGCTGCCCCGAAATACCCTGGCTCGACACGCTTTACGGCGACTGGGCCGGCGAGTGGGGGATGTACGGCTCGGGTTTGATGTTCGATCCGGGTGCTGCCAACAAGCTCTACATGGGTTTCGGGCTCGGCATTGCCTACGGCTACCCGTCGCCGGCCGCCAAGATGGAATGGCGCGACACCTCGCTGGGCCTGGAGCAGCTCTGCGCCAAGCGGCTGATCAAGCCTGCGGGCAACCCCAACGTGATCCTGGCGGTGATGGACCAGGGCGTGTTCAGTTGCGACGGCATCAACTACCCGCAAACAAAAGGCATCATGCCGGAATTCGCCGCGGCCTGGGACTGCGACTGGTGTCCGGATGATCCGCAGACCGTGGTCGCGCTGATCAACCAGGCTCACGGCGGTCGGCCGGACCAGAGCGGCGTGAGCCGGGACGGCGGCCAGACGTGGGCCATGTTCAACAACTGGGACTTCAATGGCGGCGTGACGCGCAGCGGCGGCATGATCGCCTGTGGCACCGACCCGGACAACTTCATCATCGTGATGGCCGACAATGGCCAGCAGAACGGGCTCTACTACACCAGGGACGCCGGCAACAGCTGGTCGCTGTGCGAGTTCAGTAACATCCCTGGGATCCCGCCATCGGGCGACACCGGCTGGGTGCAAAACTATTACTACAACCGCCACACCATTTGCGGCGACCGGGTGCTCGACGGCACCTTCTACGGCCGCAACAACAACGTCGGATATGTCCGCAGCACCGACTTCGGCGAAACCTGGGAGCTGATGCACGCGCTGGCCGGCGGCGTCCATGCCAACGCGCGGCTGGTGTCGGTGTTAGGTCATGCTGGTCATCTGCTCTATGCCAGCGGATCCAGCGGGCACACCAACTTCGGCGGTGCGATGAAGCGCTCGACCGACGGCGGCGCGACCTGGGCCGACACCAACACCGGCGAGGTGCTGTGCATGGGGTTCGGCAAGGGCGTCACGGACTATCCTTCAATCTATATCGTCGGATAGGTTGACAACGTCTACGGCATCTATCGCTCCGACGACGAGTTGGCGACGTGGCAAAAGATCGGCGACTACCCGATGGGATGTTTCGACACGCCGGCCGACATCTGCGGCGACCTCGACGTTTACGGGCACTGCTATGTGTCGTCGCTGGCCAGCGGCATCTTCAAATACATGGGAGAAACGCGATGAACATCCTGCTCTCGTTCCTTAACCTGTGCCTGTATATCGCCATCATCTGCCTGATCGCCTATGTGATCCTGTGGGTGATCCAGGGCTTCTTCGGCTGGACGATCGACGCCAACGTTCTGCGGTTCGGCAAGATCGTGGTCGGGTTGTTGTGCCTGATCGCCGTTGTGGCGTGGCTCACAGGCGTGCTGGGTGGCGGTCCCGGCCTGCCTCTGTTTTGGACGGTCCGATAGTCCGGCACTACCGCCGGCCGAACCATTCAGGCCGAATATCTGTCGGGGGTGTTAGCGAACATCCAGCGAACCTGCCTGTGTCAGGCCTGTGTCAATCTTCCGGCCGTTCCTGACCCGTTCCGGCCAAAACCGTCCCGAACTGACGGGGCATTCCTGAATTTACTCAGCAATTTCAACTGTTGCGCTTTGTTCGTATTCCCCTATATGGGGCGCGTTTAATGCCGCAACCTATTGATTGCGCTTGTCTTTGACTTTGGCTGTGTCAGACACTGTGTCAAAAAGCCGATCGGTGACGGTCGCGTCATCGCTGCCGTGCAGATACGTCTGGAATAGATGTTGAGCTGACTTCCACCCGCCTGCGCGCGCGATCGTCGCCACCCCCACCCCCTTGTCGTTCAGTGATGTAGCGAAGCCATGCCGGCAGCTATGGAACGTCAGCGGCTCGATGCCGGCCGCCTTCACAGTGCGCTCCCACGCGCTTCTGGCTGTCGTGTAGGCTATGGCGAAGGGTTCTCGTGTTCTTGGGAGCTGTGCAAGAGCGACAAGAAGCTCTGTTGGTATATGCGCTGACCGCTCGCTCCCAATTTTAGACTGGCGGATGAGCACTGTGCGTTTTGCAAAATCAATATCGACCCATCGGACAGCGAGAGCCTCAGAAATCCGGGCTCCGGTCGCGAACAGGTAGACGGCGAGTGCTGCAACATCCACTCGGTCAGCGTGGGCCTTGAATGCATGGATCCACTCCAGTGTGACGGGCTTCTTAATCTTGGTGTCGACTTTGAACCGCTTCATCCGCATGGGCGGGCAGAGGTTCAGCTCCGAGCAATGATTTATCACTGCTAGCATCGGCACGATCACCTGGCGGTTCCTGGTTGAGTTCTTTGCGTTGGGGTACAAGTCGATCGCCGATTGCCGGATTGATCCACTCGATATGTCCGCAATCCTCGCATCGCCCCAATAGGCGACCAGGCGGGTGAGAAATCGCGACGATTTCCCAGCTCCGATGTACAGCGTAACAGCCTTCGGCCACGTCAGCGCCTTTTCTTTTCCATCAAGACCACGCTTCCAGTACCGATCCTCGATCGCGGACGCAATTCTTTGCGCGGTTTCCTTGTCAGTTGTGCCAGTAGATCCACGCTGTCGATGTCCGGCAAGCGTTCCCCGATAGCTCCAGACATTGCTTCCCTTACGCCGATAGATTTTGAGGGGCATGGCTTGGTTGCTTCCATGATGGCGGCGACGTCGTCGGGCAGAAACCTCATACGATTACCCAGCACCCGGCAAGCGCCAATTCGCCGGGCGAGGCTTCTCAACCGCTTTTCGGACCAGCCAAGGCGCCCGGCGAGTTCTTCAGGCGTGGTTATTTCCGGCAGGGTCATTTCACGATCCTGATGTGGGCCGGCGCCTGCTGCTTTTCCTTGATGTAGGACAGCAGCCACTCGGCTCGTCCCTTGATCGCCCACAGCGCCTCCTCCTCCTTCGCCACCTCGTCATATTTAGCCGGCGTCACAGCCATGCGAACGATGATGTCGAGCGAGTCGATGATCGCGTCGACGGCTTGCTCCACTGGCTCGCGGTCCGGTGTCATTCGGCTGGCTCCGTGGGGTACAGGGTCTTGATCTCTTCCAGCATTTTCAGCTTTTTATCGATGTCATTGATCTGCCGCCACAGCGTAGCCTGAGCCTTCAATCGCGCCAGCTTGCGTTCGGCATTTTCCAACTGTTTGTCGATGCGCCATTGCTCGATGCTCATTCCCACTGGTCCCTCACCCACGCCACGATGTAGCCGATCAGGAAGGAGGCGAGGCACACGGCGAGCATGTAGTAGACCCATGTCGGCATGTGCCCCGCCCCTATCCGTCTAGCGCAGTACAGCTACGCGAAACGGAAACCGTGAGACCTGCGATAACCAAACAGGCCAACGCCAGCGAACCCCAGCAGCATCATTGCCCAGGTCGACAGCTCCGGCACCGCAGCGGTCGGGACCGGAGCCACGTCGATACGGAAGTGTTCGAACGCAGAGATGCTGCCAGCACCAAGCGAGGTGATGCGCACCGAAGTCATGACCTCGCCGTCGATAGCGGAGAGGGTAAAGTTGTTTGCGCCATTCAAGGTCAGCGTGCCGAGATCGAAGAACTTAATGGGTTCTTCGTTGCCAAACCGATCCACGGCCTGCACAAACACTTGCGCTTCACCAGTCCCATTAAGCGAGAACACCTCCGTGGTAGTACCGACCACATTGAGGTTGGCGGCATCGAAGATCTGAATGAAGATGTTGTTTGAGCCTTCGAGCTTGATGTCGTTACCAGTGGACTGTGCAGAAAAGGAAGTGCTGCCAGTCAAATCCCGGAAACGTACAAACTCCTGATGCTGCCCGTTGAGTTGGGCGAGCGCCAGATCGCCGACCACCGAGTTGAGCACCACGTTGTCTCCCGTGCCGCTCAGCTTGTTCTCAAGAACGATGGTAGCGTTGGCGGGTGTCACCGCCGCTAACGCAATTAAAGCAGTACACGCTAAAAGTAATTTTCTCATGGAAGTCTCCTGATCAAGGACGGTGCAGAATGCACCGGGGAAGGCGGCGCATCGTCTGCCCTCTCCGGTATCTTCAGGCACTGCAATTCATGGACCGTCAGTTCGTTGCTTCTGGCGTTGATCGGATAGCCGCAAACGATGCAGACGCGCTGCACCGTGCCCAGCGGGATCATGCGGCGGATGCTCATCTGCGGCACCTCCAACTCTTTCCTCCCCTTGTGATGACTTTCCTCAACTTGTGACGGGTGCAGACGTTGCGTTCGGGTGCCGACCTCTCGGCGCTGGCGACCGCAGTGGGTTTCGGCGGCGGCGGGTCCAGCTTGTCGGGCTTGTCGATTGGAATGGTCCGCACCGGCGGTTCGGCGGTGAGGTCGATCGATCCCCAGCGGGATGCGCTGTTGCCGTTCAATATGAAGCCGCGTTTAAGGGCCGCCGTCTTGTCGGCGTCGCTGATGTCCTGCGCCATGGCTGGCGTGGCGAGCAGCAGCAGGACGGCGGCCCTAAGCCTCATTGCGGTCCCCTGACTTCAGCAGCGAATGCGGCGTAGATCAGGACCACCCCGAGAACGGTGATGGCGGCGGCGAGGATCGCGGTGATGTCGATCATTTGTCGCTCCCGTAGTGAGCGACTTCGGCGGCGTAGGCGGCGCGCTCGGCTTCGCGCCGGTCCATTTCCAGCCGTATCAAGGTCGCGACCAATGCCGGCGCGTCGTCCTCGCCCAGCACGAAGCGCGCAACGGCGGCCTCGTAGTCGGCATCCCCGGCTAGATCGGCGGGCCGCTGTTCCGGCGGATCGCCGGGGCGCCAGTCATGTTTTTGCAAATCGCGGATGTGATCGTGATCTTCTGGTGTCGGGTGGCGCATGTGGCGAGGTCTCCATCGGCGTGTTGCTGTGAAACAATTTCTGCTGTTATTGCCATCGTCCGCTTTCCGAAAAATAGACTTCGTCCATTATTTCTGCTGCACGTTTCACGGCTTTGTCTGCAATGGCGTTATGCTGTTTGAACGACAGTCCTGCGGTAGCGGGGTCGTCACGGAGAGATACGATCCTGGCGTTGCGTTCTTCGCGGGTAATTTTCCTTCGAAAAAAAAGCAGCATGATTGCTTCGTATGCGGCGGATAGGTCGGCGTTGGCGATGCGGTGTGACATGTGGTGGTAGTCTCCAAATCGTGTTATTGGAGGAGTGAGGAACAAAGCTGCCCTACAGCCCTGCTCCTCTATCTTCCGTCTTTAGGCTGCTGGTGTTGCTTCAGCCGTGGCTGGTGCAGTTTCGGAGACTGCTTCCGGCGACTGGGTGCCGGTTACGATTTCCGTTGCGCGCTTGATGCGCTCGAAATAATCAGCTTCGGCCCGCTTGATTTGACCGAGGTAGACTTCGCGTGCACGGTCAACGGCATCGAGATGCTGGCGGATAACCGACGTGCTGCCCTTCAGTTCTTTCGATGCCCTAACGATTGCGGTAGTCATACAAACCTCCTGGTTGCGGCGAACTCTTTCAGTTCATGGCGGACGGTGTTGAGGCGCGACATCGCGTCTCTCGATCCGCCGGCATCAGGGTGAAGGCGCGTCGCCATTGCGCGATAACCCAAGTCGATAATTTGAAGTGCAATGTCCCGATGCAGCTTTATTTCGTCATCGCGGGACTGACGTTCGTCAGCGAGGCGCGTGACGTTGACCCTGTCGACACCGTCGAACAGCGATTTCAGCTTGTTCTTTTTAGTGATGGACTTGATGGTGCGTTCTTGGGGTTCGCGGCCGAGGGCCTCGTTAATAGTTTTAAAGTTGTCTTTAAAACTGGAACCCTCTTCTTCAGCTCTGCGGGCGATCCGCATGTAGTCTATTGCTGTGACTTGGCTCAGGTGAAAATTAGCCTTCAGCCACCGACCCCACGAACCATACGGTACTTGTCCACTGTCCTTGGCCTCGTTGAGCATCGTGCCGGCTTTGATGTAGTACTCCATGCCGGCTTGGTTGCCGTCGATCAGTGCTTCCTGGATTAACGGCACGAGGACTTTGAGCGGCCGCGCTATTTGCGTTCTGTTGCGGGCCACGGCGACGTTTGGCATGTGAGGTAGCTCCCATCTGGTCTGTTGCGATGGGGAACATCTACGCACAATGCGTAGATCATGTCAACGCAAAATGCGTAGTAATTTGTGGCAGCGCATTTTGGTCTGCTTAATCCGTCAGTTAGCGGGAGTTTTTGTTAACGCGGCCCAAGACCGGCGCAGCCCATTGGATGGCGACACCCTCGATTAGAGGCGCGTTCCAGCTTTCAAGGTTGAATAATCCGCCATTCGCGCGACGAAGCATTTTGACCAGCATGCGGCCGTCATCCAGCGCCACAACGCATTCCTTGCCGACGTGATCGCGGGGGTCGTCCATCCGCCTGACGTAGAGAAGCATTTCGTTCTCGAAATAGCGCGGATACATCGAATTTCCCCGCACGATGACCAGGGCGGCATCCTCCGGCACGCCGGGCAGTATCTCGACCTCCTCAAGGGAGCCGGGGGAGTGGTCGTCAAATGGCAATATCTCGGCGCCAGCGCCGACGTACCCGACAGCCTGCGCGGCTCTGTTCTTTTCGCCGGTTGTGGGTTTGCCCTCACCCTCTAGAAGCCATTCCCAGCGCACCCGGTAGGCTTTAGCGTACTTTTTCGCCGCCTCTCGGCTTGGCGATCGGTCGCCATTTTCGTGGCCGAGATAGGTAGAAACCGTCCACCCGAATGCGCGAGCGGCCTCGGTTGCAGTCTTGTATCTGCCGTGATTTCTGCGCGCCCATTGCAAGCGGTCGCTGATATCCATCAATCGCATCCCGGCTTCTTCGCAAATTGCGTTACGCAAGGGGCGTTGACAGCGGCTACGCATTGTGCGTAGGTTGCCGAATGCAAAGCGTTCCAGACATCATTGAAAAGCTAGGCGGGGCGACAGCCCTGGCCGATCAACTTGGCATCAAAGCCACGACCACGGTTGCTTCCTGGAAGGATCGAAAATCGATCCCCATTGAGCATTGGCCAAAGCTGCTGGATGCAGCTTCCGCCAAGGGGATCGATCTGAATTACGAACAGCTGGTGAAACTGCATGCCGAAGTTGCGGCCTGATTTCTAATTGTCTCCCGCGCGGCGCCAACCGCGCGGCCCTGCCTAAGTGTCTGCGTTTCTCCTAGTGCGTTCCCTCTCATGCCGCCACCAAACAGCATGAGGGTTTGTAAATGCGCAAAAGTCTCTGGAAGAAAAATAAAATGTCTGACGGGGCCTATCTCGATGAAGCAGCGGAGTGGAGCAAGAGGCTCACACGCATGCGGGCGCGTGGTCCAGGCGACACAGAGAATGCCATGCGATCGATCGAGCGCGAATATGGCGTTGATTACTGGCTGTTGTGGCGCTTGCGCTATCGCAGATCGGTCCTGAAGGACATTGGCATATCCAACTACATGCGACTGAAAGCGGCATATCAAGCCGAGTGCGAACGCCAATTGCGGAAGCTCCAACATGACATCGCGAGAACAGAAGCCATCGCCGGGGCTGATAGCGCTGCTGTGGGCGCGGCTAAGGCTTTGGTGGGCGAGGGTAAGAGGGAATTGAAGTAATCACCAACCCCGTGCGGGAAATGTACCCCCATACCCACCCGCGCGGCTGACGCCACCGGGGCAATCTTGCCCGGACAAGCCCGGTTGTCCCGGTGGCTGATAAATCAAAAAGGAAAACCCGAATGAACGAGTTAGCCCGCATCGAAGCCACCACCGACATCGCGCCATTTACGGATCAGGTGCATTCGCTGATGCTGGATAGCGTCGGCAAGATCGCCGACCAATGGATTGAGCAGCTGCGGATCGTCCGCGAAAACACCTTGATGCTGGAAACCCAGATCCTCGCCTGCGTCACCAAGACAAAGTCGGACATCACCATGCTGCATGACCTTGGCATCAAGGTCGCCGACGAGGCGCGGCGCGGGCAGGAAGTCTGCCGCGAACTGTCCGATGCCGTAGAGAAGATTGCGTGATCAACCGCATCCCCTGGCCGCAACTGCCTGACCTGACAGCGCGGCTGGTCGAGCTACACGCTAGCCCGGAGAACTGGTCTTGCAACGATATCGCCAAGCTATTGTCGCGGGAGTTTAATGTGAGCGTGACCAGGAACGCCGTGATCGGCAAGTCGCACCGGATGGAGCTGCCGTTTCGTGCGCCGCGGGTAGTCGTCAAGAAACCGCGCAAGCGGACGAAGCGCCAATATTCGCCAAGGCAAAAACAGATCGAGGCACCACAGCCGCGTCAGCCGCGCACCGATGGCGGCACGGTCACGATCTACCAACTGCGCTCCGACGACTGCCGCTTTCCGCTCGGCGACTTTCCGTTCGTGTTCTGCGGCAAGGAGCAGCAAGAGGGGTCGAGCTATTGCCCGGAGCATTTTAGGATTTGCCACGGCATCGTGCAGCGGATGGAGCACGCAATTCAACTTAAGGCGTGGGCATGACCGATCTGTTCGACTATATGCATTCTCGTCCAACTGATCCACTGACTTCGCATGAAGCCGCGGCGGCAACTAACATCACAGCGCAGGCATTGCGCATCTTGCGCGCCTATCGCAGCGGCGCCGCGTTACTCGATCATGATGCTTATTTTCACGCCGGTTTTCCTCCTAATGCGCGCGACGGTCAACGGTGCTCCGATCTGCGTAAAGCCGGATTTATAGAGCGCACGGGCGGTCGTGACCGAACACCTTCCGGCCGGGCTGGTTACTTATGCCGCATTACGCCGGCCGGCTTGGCTTACCTGAAAATACAGGTGCAGGCATGAGACGCAACTGGATGCCGCTCTACGTTCCCGACTTCCTGGCCGACACCGGGCGGCTCTCGGCGGCTGAAACCGGCGCGTACCTGTGCCTGATCATGGACTACTGGATGCATGACGGGTTGCCGGACGATGACGCCAAGCTGGCGCAGATCGCGCGGTTGCCGCTGAAGTCCTGGCGGCAGATGCGGCCGACCATCGAGGCGTTCTTCCAGGACGGCTGGCGGCACAAACGGATCGATGCGGAACTGACGAAGATGGTTGGAACTTCGATCCGGCGGAAGGAAGCGGCGAGCAAGGCCGGGACCATTTCTGCGATCAAGCGGGCCAACGGAACGTCAACGCAGCGTGCACGTCACGTTGACGCTGCGTACACGCCGCGTGCACCCAGCGTGCACCACACTACACAAGAAAGAAATATAACTACTACTGGTTCCTCTTCCGCGCGCGCGGAAGAAACCCCAACAAATCCAACGATTGAACCCGCTGAACCACCGGCTGGCTTGGCAGAAAAGCAAGCAAAACTCGCAGCATCTCCCGAACTTCTGGCCTCTCCAATTTTGAGGAAATACCGATGAACGAAAAACTCCAAAAGATTTCCGTGATGCCGGAACCGATCCCGACACAGTCCGAAATGTCCGCCCTGATCCACATCATCGAGCGCGCAGCCCGCGATCCGAGCGTGGACATCGACAAGCTGCAACGCCTGATGGACATGCAGGAGCGCATCACGGCGCGCAATGCGGAAACTGCCTATGCCGCCGCCCTGTCGGCCATGCAGCCAGATCTGCCTGTCATCACCGAGCGCGGCAAGATCGACATCGGCCGCGGCAAGCCGCAGTCCTATGCGCTTTGGGAAGACATCAACGAAACCATCAAGCCGGTGCTGGCAAAGCACGGGTTCAGCCTGTCATTCCGCACCGGCCAGGAGGACGGCAAGATCAGCGTTACCGGCATCCTGTCGCATCGGCAGGGACATTCGGAACGTACCACCATGCTCCTGCCGACCGACACTAGCGGATCGAAGAACGCGGTGCAGTCTGTCGGATCGTCCACCAGTTACGGTAAGCGCTACACCGCTGCGGCTTTGCTCAATCTGACCAGCCGCGGCGAGGATGACGACGGCGTGGCCGGCGGTTCTTCCGGCAAGATCAGTCTTGAGCAGCTAGAGCAGCTAGTGAAACTCGCCGACGACGTATTCGCCGACAAGGAAGCACTGTGCAGGTATTTTCAGGTCGCAAGCCTCGCGGATGTTTCCGTGAAAGAATTTCCCCGCGTGTTAGCCGCGCTGGAAAAAAAGCGGAAGCAAAATGAAACCAACCTTAAGGCAATCGACCATGACTGAAGATTTGATCCAGGGTAGCGATGCTTGGCGATTGGCCCGTGTTGGTAGCCTCGGTGCATCGAGGCTGAGTGAAGCAATCGCAAGAACAAAAACTGGCTATGGCGCATCCCGTGCCAACCTCATGGCTGAACTGATCTGCGAACGATTGACGGGACAACCTGCTGAGAAGTTCGTCACGCAGGCGATGCAGCACGGCACCGACACTGAGCCGGAAGCGCGTAATGCTTATGCGTTCTATTGCGGCTGGGATGTTGAGCAGGTTGGGCTGATCCGCCATCCTGGCATCGATCGAACCCATGCAAGCCCAGACGGACTTATCGGCAGCGACGGCATGCTTGAAGTGAAGTGTCCCCAACCTGCCGCGCATTTGGAAACGCTTTTAGGCCAAGAGATCCCAGCCAAGTACGTCACGCAAATGATGTGGCAGATGGCCTGTTCGGGAAGGCAGTGGGTTGATTTTTGTTCGTACAGTCCAGCCTTGCCGGAAAGCATGCGGGTTTTTGTGAAACGTCTGCACCGTGACGACAAGCGGATAGCCGAGCTGGAAGCCGAGGCAGTGGCTTTCCTGAACGAGATCGAAGCCCGCATCATCCAGCTTGAAAAACTCTACGGCGAGCGGGAAGCGGCATGAGCATCGCTATCCGCAAGGGTGACTGCCGCGACGTTCTGCGCACAATGCCGGATCAATCCGTGCATTGCTGCGTGACATCGCCGCCTTACTTCGGGCTGCGCGACTACGGGCATGCGGGGCAGATCGGTTTGGAAGCAACGCCTGACGCATTCGTGGCCGAGATGGTGGCGGTGTTTCGCGACGTGCGCCGCGTGCTGCGCGACGACGGCACGCTGTGGCTCAATCTGGGGGATAGTTATTCAAGCGGTGGGCGAACAACGCAAGTCGCCCCGACACTGCGCGGTAATGGCAAGGACGAAGCGAGCGGCAAGCAGGCATATCTTAACAATTTTGCCGTGCGTCCTGGCAACCATGCCGGGTTTAAACCCAAAGACATGCTTGGCATCCCGTGGCGCGTGGCGTTCGCCCTACAGGCTGACGGATGGTACCTGCGACAGGACATCATCTGGTCAAAGCCGAACCCAATGCCGGAAAGCGTCACCGACCGCTGCACCAAGGCGCACGAATATATTTTCCTGATGAGCAAGAGCGCGCGGTATTTCTATGACGCGGCGGCGATTGCGGAAACTGCAAACTACCCTGAAGGGTCCGGCAATATTCGTCCCGGTAAAGAAGTCGGGCAAGCGTTCATGGAGACGCATGAAAATCTATACAAGATTGGACCGCGTGAAACCCGCAACAAGCGCAGTGTCTGGACTGTTACCACGCAGCCCTACAGCGAGGCCCACTTCGCGACATTCCCGCCCGACCTGATCGAACCCTGCATTCTCGCTGGCTGCCCCAAAAGCGGCATCGTGCTTGATCCATTCGGCGGTGCCGGCACCACCGGGCTTGTCGCCGACCGTCTCGGCCGTAACGCCTTCCTGATCGAACTCAATCCCGAATACGCCGCTATGGCCGAACGCCGCATTCGTGGCGATGCCGGCATGTTTGCGGAGGTGACAGCATGACCGACGCAACCGACCACAAAGCATGGTCCGAACTCAGCCCGGTCACGCAAGCGGCGCTGCGTTGCAAGGAACCTGTGTTCTGGGCGTTCTTGCGGGAAAGCGGATTTACTACTAGGAAGATCGAGAACGAGGAAACCGCTGCCGAAGTGGTGCGCTCTGTCTGTGAGATCCAATCTCGCCGTGACCTGGCCGAACCTTCCATAGCGCAGGCCATCTGGCACGACATCGACAGCCTGTTCCAGGCATGGAAGGCACGGGAACGATGACCCCGCCCTGGTACGTCGTCCTGATCGGCGCCCAGCAGGAGCTCACCACGGTGTGGCGCCTGCACGTCCTCGGGCTGGAGATGTTCACGCCGGTGTTGAGGAGGCGGATCCCAACCGGGCGTGTTCACCGCGGCAAGCCGCTGACCCGGCTGGTCGTTCGCCCAATGTTCCCGTCCTACGGCTTTGTCCGCGTTGGCGCGGCCCAGGACATCGATACGGTGAGGTCGGTGCGTGGAGTGCGGGATTTCCTGCGAAACGAACGGGCGGGCTTCGTAACCATTCCTGAGGCCGCGGTGGCGGCAATCTACGCCAAGCAGCAGGAGGAGCTCGAGGACTTCATCGCTACATCCCGCCGGCGCAGGCGCTTCGCCTCAAAACTGCACCTCGGCCAGCGGGTCAGGGTGGAAGATGGCGGGGTCTATTCCGGCCTCGTGGCACCGGTGGATCGCATTGACGCATCCGGCAGGATCCAGGTGCTGTTCGGTATGATACGCCACTCGCTGCCGGCTGACATGGTGGTGGCGTCGTGACCATGTACCATGGGACAGTGTTGCATAATCGCCGATTCATGGTGTAGCGTGCCGGCCGTTCGGCTACTACTAGATAGTGGCCGATGCTGATGGATAGGTCGGAGACCAACTGCTTAGGCAGCTCTGTATTCAGCCGAACAGTTCTAGGCAGCGGAGTTACCCTCCGTACAAGTGAGACTCCCCGATTTTCCGGGGTCGGCTCAGAACGGCATAGCTTTGCAATCTAAATATCAAATCTGGCATGATCAGTTAATCGACAGGGCCAAAAGTCGGGCTATCCCGATCTGTTATACCGAGGTTCATCATATCAATCCTCGCTCAATGGGTGGCGGTGACGAGGATACAAATCGAGCTCGCCTGACTTATCGCGAGCATTTCCTTGTCCATTGGCTGCTGACGAAGATTTGCACCGGCGGTGATCTTCGTCGAATGCAGCGCGCTTTGTTTGCCATGACGCTGAAACATAGCGGAGAGCGGGTAACGACGGGCTGGCAATTTGAAACTGCTAAGCGGGCAATAAGAGACCTTGAGCTCGATCCGGTTGCAGAAGCTCGTTGGAGGAAAAACTTTCGACAGCGCCAGGCTGTAGAGAGGATCGAGAAGAATAAGCGGCGCATGGCTAGAGTCATGCAGAGAAAACAAGAACGAGAGAATAATCGGCAAATCGTCGAATCTTCTGCCGCATTGAAATCTGCGAGAGACATTACCGGTCTCAATAAACTGACTGGGCTGCTACTGCGGCATGGCCCTAAAACAGCAAATATTCCTCCGGAAAACAGGCTGATTTCTCAGCCTAGATTGAAAAAGCGAAAGCGTGGTGGACTTGAGACTTATGTGGAGGTTTCAAAACGAAAGCAGACGGCCAAGGATAGGTCAAAGCGTCCTGAGTGGTTGAAGCCTGATAAGAAGGTTCATGTGCAGAATGCTCATAGAGCTAAAGGCCTTAAGTCGTTACCCCGTAAATGTCGCACCGTCGTCTTTAACGACGTGTCCTCTTAGTGCATTCCCCACGAAAGGTGCGCTTCAGCTATGGCACTGAAATCCCTTAAACCACTGGTGCGTACCACCAACACCAGCACCACCCCCCTGCCACCCAAGGTCAAGGATCCGATCTACTCAACGCCTGAGTTCATGGCGTGGAGGATCCTGGTTGTGAAGCGTGCAGGCTACAGGTGCGAGGCAGTGGACCACCATGGTCTACGCTGCAGCAAGGGCTACCCCGAGCACAGGCTGTATGCTGACCACATACGTGAGCTCAAGGATGGTGGTTCCCTTACCGACCCCGCCAATGGGCAGGCCCTGTGCTACTCACACCACACCACCAAGACCATAGCTGCGAGGATGCGAAGGCATCGCAGCTGATGATGGTATGAGGGTGCGCTTCACTTAGCTCGTGGTATTGCTATGCCGTTTCTCGGTACGCTGATGCCATCGGGCGAATTCCTCAATGATATCAGGGGGGTAGCGGAATGTTCCGAGCCGAGGCCGCGCTATACC